AGAATTTGAAAACTCTAATATGTCGATATGTATTTCTGATGCATTTATGATTGCACTTGAGAATGATGCTGATTGGGATTTAGTTTTTCCTAACACCAAAGATTCAGAATATGATGAACTTTGGGATGGCAATTTGTATTATTGGCGAGATGTGTTAGGTAAGGAAGTTGTCATTCATAAGACTATAAAAGCTAAAGATCTTTGGAATCAGATTGTTTCTTCTGCTCATGCTTCTGCAGAACCAGGACTTCATTTTCTAGAAAGATCAAACAAGATGAGTAACTCTCATTATTTTGCTCCCCTGGTAGCAACGAATCCTTGTGGCGAACAGCCTCTTGAAGCATATGGTGTATGTACCCTGGGAGCTATTGATCTATCAAAGTTTGTTGATTTAGATTCTGAATTCGATTGGGACAAGTTGCGCTATGTCATTCAGACTTCAGTTAGGTTTCTTGATAATGTTATTACTATTAATGACTATCATTTTGCTTCTATAGAAAAGAATCATCGTGGAAATCGTCGCATTGGTTTAGGTGTGATGGGGTTAGGTGAATTACTTATTAAGATGGGTCTTCGTTATGGATCAAAAGATAGTCTTATTTTTATTGATGAACTATTCAAGACAATAGCTATTGAGTCTTATGAAGCGTCCATCAATTTGGCGAAACTAAAGGGTGAGTTTAAACTCTTTGGTGCCGAAGCGTATCTCAGGTCAGGCTACATGAAAGGCATGCCTGAGAATATTAGAGAGAAAATTAAACAGCATGGTATTCGCAATGTCTGTTTACTTACCGTGGCTCCTACCGGTACAACTGGTACCATGATGGGTACATCAACTGGAATAGAGCCTTACTTCAGTTGGCAGTATACACGCACTTCTAGACTTGGAACAGAAATTGAAACTGTTTCGGTCATTGAAGAGCTTGGTTTGGATATCAATGATCTACCAGATTATTGCATAACCGCCATGGAACTTCTGCCAGAACAGCATGTAGCCGTACAGGCGGCAATCCAGCGTTGGGTTGACTCTGCCATTAGCAAGACTACGAACTGTCCAACCGATTTCTCTATTGAGGATACGGATAGATTGTATCGTATGGCTTATGATTTAGGGTGCAAGGGAATCACCATCTATCGTGATAATTCGCGTGATGAGCAGGTCCTGAATCAAATGACTTTAGGTTTTGAAAACAATTCAAACGATGAAGTTATTGCATGCAGGATCGATGATCCTGAATGTATTACTTGCGCCTTGTAGGGTATGAATACAGCAAAGGAATATACAACATATTGGTATGAAAGTCAAGATGGCGAAATGGAACCAATAGAAATTGAGACATCTATGGATCCGCCAATCATGTTAACCATGCCAGCCATCAGTGGAAGCGTTGAATCCTTCATGCTTATAGGTGAAGATTTTGATGTTTTGGGTACCATATTTGATGATTGAGTTGCTTTTTGATACGAAATCTGCTACTCTAGACAGAGATGAGTAACAGATTGATAAGAAAAGGCAAGAATATCGTTGTACCGCAGTCAGCATTCGGCGTTTGTTTATGGAAAATGCCGGATGGTGGCTTTATTGCGGATGGAGACGGGAATTATATGTGTGTTGAGGGTATGGTTGGTGACCGCAAGGTAGAGTCTCAGATGGCTGAGGCTGCAAGGTATTGGGCTGGAAAGGACAATGAGGGAAAACCTCATTGGCTTGATGGCGCAAGGAAGGTTTCGAGTAGTGAGCGAGCAGAGCAAGAAGGAAGACTGGGTGAAGGGGAGTTCCCTGACCCGGTAGAGGATGCCATTATAGCAGTGGCACCGTATAAAGGATAATTATGGTTACGACGTCTTTAGTAGAAGAAGATGATGCAAGGATTGAAATTGATGATATCAGTTACACTCAGATAGAGTCTCAATTTGTTAATGCTGATCCTTTTAAAAAAATAGATATATCTAGACAATCCCCTAAGACGAAGAGGCGGCATCAGAGGTTGCAGAAGGCTGCGACTGGCAAACCAAACAAGGGTGTCGGAGAAGCCAAGTCTCGTTATGTAGATCCAGATGCAATTGATGGGTATGCTCTATATGATGTTATTGAACCACCTCACGATTTAAATATTCTGGCGGATCTGTATGAAACTAATACTACTCATTTTGCTTCTATAAATGCGCGTGTTGCAAACACTGTTGCTCTTGGATTCGCTTTTGAAGATTCAGATAAAACAAAGCGGCGTGTTGAGAAGGCTGACACGGCAGCTAAAAAAGATAAGATTAGAATTGAACTTGCTAGAGAGCGCAAGAAGCTTTATGCACTGCTTGATGATTCGAATGAGGAAGACACATTCTCGGAAACCATGATTAAGCTGTGGACAGATTATCTTACTATTGGTAACGCCTATCTGGAAATAGGTAGAACTAATATTGGTAAGATCGGATACATCGGACACATTCCAGCCGTTAATATGCGAGTACGTCGAATGCGTGACGGTTTTGTACAGATTGCACGGCACAGTAAGATACAGTCTGTATTCTTTAGGAACTTTCAAGATTTAGAAACTTCCGATCCTATTAATAGTGATGGGCGTCCTAATGAAATAATTCATTTTAAAGCATACACACCTACAAACAACTATTATGGTGTACCGTCGGCTGTAACAGCTATTGGCGCTATACTAGGTGATAAATATGCAAAGAACTATAATATTGACTATTTTGAAAATAAGGCAATCCCTAGATATGCAATTATTTTGAAGGGCGCCAAGTTAAGTAATAGATCAAAACAAGAGTTGGTGAACTATTTTAGAACTGAAGTTAAGGGAAAACACCACGGAACTCTGATCATACCTCTGCCAGCTTCTCTTGGTGGAGATGTAGATATTAGGTTTGAGAAGTTAGAAGCTAATGTTCAAGACGCATCATTTGATAAATTTAGGAAATCTAATCGTGATGAAATTCTAGTTGCTAACCGAGTACCGGCTCCTAAGGTTGGTGTTTATGATAATGCAAATCTTGCTGTAGCGAGAGATGCAGATAAAACTTTTAAAGTACAGGTGGTTGGACCTGATCAAAAGGTAATAGAAAAGAGAATTAATTATATAGTTAAAGAATCTACTGATCTCTTGGACTTTAGATTTGAACAGATTGATCTCGTTGATGAAGATGTTCAATCTAAGATTAGAGATCGGTATCTTCGTACTGAGGTTGTTACACCAAACGAGGTACGGAACATGCTGGGTCTTCCCGACCGTGAAGCCGGTGAGGTAGAGCTTCCATATCCAAGCAATATTAGGAGAATGGAACTGCTCATGCAAACGGGTGTCAATCCGTTTACCGGTGAAGACATGGAAGAGGAAGAACCAGAAAGGCCAGAGGGCGCTCCTGAGGGGAATGACAATGCTGATACCCCTCCATCTGGAGACGACTCTGCGAACCCTGAGGCCAGCAATGAGAGAGGCTCTGCTCAAGACTCAGACGGGGTTCGTGAACAAGATTAAAGGAGGACAAAATGTACGGAAATAGTAGTATAACATATTCAAATACTAGTGTGGATAGCACTGATTCAAAGATTAGTTTGGGTCATCATACTGATGGTATTTATTTTCATAATACTCATGCATCGACTGATGTCACGGTTAAACTTAATGACGTTATGTCTGTGTTGATTCCTGCTGGCGGCCAAGAGTACGTTTGCATTCCTGGTGATTACACTGAGTTTGAAGTGATCACTGCGTCTGTTACTCTGGCTGTTTTTGCTGTGGGTTAAGACTTATTGTAATTAAATCAAATATATGTTACAATGGTCTCCATAGCTATAAGGAGGCAATTATATGCATGGCGAAAATTTACAACTAATTTTCCCGATTTCTCTAGTTAAAAATGAAGAGCGGGTTGTAGTTGGTGTAGCCACTGCTGACAATGTAGACAAGTCAGGAGATGTCGTTGATTTTCAAGCATCTATGACCGCTTTTAAAGATTGGCAGGGCAACATACGCGAGATGCACCAGCCTCTGGCTGTAGGTAAGGCTGTAGGTCATCGTCCCGTTGAAGTTAACCATGGTGGAACCATCTACCGTGGTATAGAGGTTTCTGCTTACATCTCAAAGGGAGCAGAGGATACTTGGCAAAAGGTTTTGGATGGCACCCTTGGTGCGTTCTCTATCGGTGGTCGAATTCTCGAACGTAAAGAAGATGAAACAAGAAAGTTTCGAGGTCAGCCAGTTAGTGTAGTTACAAAGTATGAACTTGGTGAACTGAGCTTGGTGGATAATCCAGCAAATCCAGTTGCTAACATTACACTGATTAAAGCTGATGGAGATGGA